GCCGCCAAATCCATGCGGATAAATTTAGCCGACATTGAGGACAGGCTGTTTGTGAACTCGGGTGAGACGCAGCCACTGCTGATTGCTCGCGAGGGCGACAGGCCCAGCGAGACGATCATCACAGACCACGTCGACCACTGCGTTCGTCATATTCGTGAAAATAAAATCGATTTGATTTTGGTCGACCCGCTGGTTGAGACGCACACGGTCAGTGAAAACGCGAACGACGCGATGAACCGTGTCGCCCGTGCGTTCCGTCAGATCGCCCAGTTTGGCGATTGCGCCGTTTCGCTGGTTCATCACAGCAGGAAGGTCGCCAGCGGCGACACGAGTTCGTACGCCGGTAACGCCGACACCAGTCGTGGTGCCAGCTCGATTGTGGGCGTGGCTCGCGTGGCGCAGACCATCTACCCGATGACGCGGCGCGACGCCGACAAGTACAACATCGACGACCAGAACGTAAATCGATACGTTCGGCTTGACGACGCCAAGGCCAACCTATCGCTTGTCAGCGCGGAGGCAACGTGGTTCGAGCGTCAGGCTGAGTTCGTACCGCACGGCGCGCTGGGCTTGTCAGGGGACTGGGTTGGCGTGCTGAAGCACGTTGACCTCAGGCCCGACGAGGAGGCCGAGACGGAGCGCAGAGAGGGCTACAGCGCCCTTCTCAGGGCCGCGTGGCAGCACGTCGATGAATTTGATGAGACGACGGTCTACACGGTCGCTAGACGTCTGGCGTGGAGCGACGCCGGCGAGTTCCATAAGTATCGGGTCGAGCGAGCAGATGCTAAGACGGTGTCGAACACACTTCAGCGGATGCTGAAGAACGCGGCGGAGGCGGAGGTGCAATGGGCGTCGGAGGGCGTGTTTTGTACTGTTGCTATATCTCCGGATGGCAAGAAATTGTGCCGGAAAAAGAGAGGTGTGTGATGGTTTTGAATGTTACTGATCCACTGATCCAAATGGTGTGTTTTTCAGTGGATCAGCCCGGGTTTCTGCGGTTTTTTGCAACTGATCCACGGCGCCTTGTATCAGTGCGTGGATCAGGTTAAAAAAATCGTTTAAAATCAACACTGATCCACTGATCCAACTGATCCACCCGTAGGGGGACGATTTTTTGGATCAGTCCCCCACGGGGACTTCGTCCCCCCAAAATAAATTGGCAAATAAATTGGCAGCTTGCCAGATTAAATTGGCGGCTTGCCAGATTAGAGGAGAGCAAGATGGCGGCCAGAAAAATGAAGGCAGATCGGATCACAAACCCCGACCCGATTGGAGACGCAACGCACGAGGCGATCTATGCAGCGATCAGGCCGCTTGATCGGGTGGCGCACGAGATGGAGACTAAGTGGGGGGTCGAGCGATTACTGTCGTTAATCAGCCCTGAGACGGCGGCTAAATTTGGAAGCGCCAAGGCTAAGCTGGACTTCGCGATTGACGCAGCCGATCCAGACATGGTTGCGAAGAGAGCCAGCACGATGATCCGGGGATGGCAGGCAATGGACGCGGAGGCGACGGCCGCCGGCAAAAAGCCAATTGCGGAAGAGCTTGAGGTGTGGGTCGGCGAAGACGACGACGGGAACCTGTTCAGCGTTGTGCGCACCGCGCCAGAGGCCACGCACCTTGCCAGAACGGTCGGTGGAAAAATTTATTACCTTGAAGAGATTATCAGGCTGCTGAATTTTTTTGAAAAAAAGACACCGGTTGTGGCGGAAATTAAAAAGCACTTTCCGGACGCGTCTTTGGTTGGGGTTAGCGAAAGAAACGAATTGAACGATGACATACCATTTTAACACAGTGGACTTGTAAAATGTTTTGGAGTATGTTTTGCGGATGAAATTTTACATCTACGCCTTGATTGACCCGCGCGACCTCAAGCCTTTTTACGTTGGAAAAGGCACATCGGCGCGCCGTTTTAATCACATGAAAAATATACCCAACAGCACCGTGGGGCCGAAGGGCCAAAGAATTGCAGAAATTGTTGAAGCCGGATTGACCGTGCAGCCGGCCGTTTTGAGCTGGCACCAGACTGAAGAAGAGGCCTACGAGGCTGAGAAAAAAAAGATTGCTGAGATCGGGTTGGAAAATTTGACAAACAAAGCCATTGGCGGCAATGGCGACAGGAAAATACATCAGGTTAAGTTGACTTCAAAACAGGAACAGTTTGCGCAACTTGTGGCCGCCGGCGAAAGCCAAAGCGACGCTTACCGCGCGACGTATAATTGCCGAAACACCTTGGACAAAACAATTCACGAGTCGGCTAGCAGGGCTGCGGCCGATCCCAAGATAGCCGCAAGGATCAAGGAGCTGCGGGCGCCTGCTGTGCGTAAAATTGAGCTGACAATTGAGAAATTACTGGAGCGGCTTAACGACGCGCTTGAGTTGGCCGAGCAAACCGATCAGCCGAGCGCCATGGTCGCGGCGATGCGGGAGATGGGCAAGCTGGCCGACCTGTACCCGGCCGAAAAGCGCGAGAACCGGAATTTTGACATGACGCAGCTCGCCGACCGGATCCAGCAGGGGCGGGACAGACTGCGCGTGATCAATGGAGGGCAGAGCGATGCCGGTTAAAAAGGTTGATGGCGGCTACCGGTGGGGCGAGGCCGGTAAGCTGTACACTGGGGCGATGGCGGCGCAGAAGGCCGCCAAGCAGGGCCGCGCGATTAAGGCGTCGCAGGCGAAACGTAAACCCAAAAAATAGGAGAGATCGATGCCGATGCACTACAATCAAAAAATGGAAAAAAGCGAAGAGCCCAAGAAAAGCAAAAAGAAGGTTTCTGTGAAAATTAAAAAGAAGGCTAAAAAATAATGGCAAAGGGGCTGTACGCAAACATCCACGCCAAGCGAGCACGCATCAAGGCCGGCAGCGGCGAAAAGATGCGCAAGCCCGGCGAAAAGGGCGCGCCGACGGCGATGTCGTTTCGCGTGTCCAAGAAGACCGCGAAGAAAAAGTAATGGCCAAGCCGGCTAAGGGTAAGGCTCGCGTCAAGATCACGGCGAGCGGCAAGAAGGTAAGCTATGGGCAAGCCGGCAAAGCCAAGGGCGGCGGGCCTCGGGTCAAGCCGGGCACGTCGAAGGGCGACGCCTATTGCGCCCGGAGCGCCGGCCAGATGAAGGACCACCCGAAGGCCGCCCGCGACCCCAACTCCCCGCTGCGCCTGTCTCGGAAGCGATGGAAGTGCGCAGGCACGAAGTCGAGGAAATCGTGAAACAGGTTTTAAACAACCACGCCTGGGGACCGGCTCTTCCGGGACAGGGGTCACAACAAGTCTGCAAACAGTGCGGCGCGAGGAAGACGACGGCATCGATTGACCCGCAGCACCCGGAGGCGTCGTGCAAGGGGCCAGATCCTGAGATGGCGGCGCAGGTTTACGCCGAGATCGAGTACGACCCGATCTGATGCCGGCCGCACAAAACATTGACCTTGAGCTGGCCGACGAGATCAGCAGGTTTTACGCTGATCCGCTTGGCCACGTTCTTTTTAGCTATCCTTGGAACAGCGGCAGCCTGACGGGCTTCGACGGACCCGATGATTGGGCGATTGAGTTCTTAGCGGATTTGCGCGACGACGTGCTGGCGCGAGGCTTCGATGGCGTGCGTGCGGTCGAGCCGATCCAGTATTCGACGTCGAGCGGCCACGGCATCGGCAAGTCGGCGATGGTGGCGTGGCTGATCCGCTGGATCATGGACACCCGCCCGCACTGCAAGGGCGTCGTCACCGCCAACACGGCGCAGCAGCTCCGCACCAAGACATGGGCCGAGCTGGCGAAGTGGCATCACCTCGGCGTCACCAAGCACTGGTACACCCTGAACGCCGGCGGCGGCGGTTCGATGAACATGTATCACAACGCGCACCGAGAGACGTGGCGTGTCGACGCTCAAACATCGGAGGACCGGAACTCGGAAGCGTTCGCCGGCCTGCACGCTGCGAACAGCACGCCGTTCTACATTTTTGACGAGGCGTCGGCCGTGCCGGACAAAATATTTGAGGTGCGCGAGGGCGGCCTGACCGACGGCGAGCCGATGGTTTTTGATTTTGGCAACCCGACGCGGAACACCGGCCGGTTTTTTGAAAACATGCAGGGCCGGTTCCGGCATCGGTACAAGCGCAGGTTCATCGACAGCCGCACGGTCAAGATTACCAACAAGGATTTGTTCAAGCGCTGGATCGACGACTACGGCGTCGACAGCGACTTTGTGAAGGTCCGCGTGCTGGGCCAGTTCCCAAGCGCCGGCGAGCTACAGTTCATCCCAGGAGACGCCGTGCGAGCGTGCGTCGGGCTTGAGGTCGCGGTGCAGCCGCACGACCCGCTCGTCATCGGCGTTGACGTCGCTCGGTTCGGCGACGACCAATCGGTGATTTGCCTGCGGCAGGGTCGCGATGCTGAGAGCCAGGGGTGGCACTCGTATCGCGGCATGGACACCATGGCGCTGGCGGCCAAGGTGTCAGAGATCGCCAACGCCAAAAGGCCCGACGCGATTTTCATTGACGGCGGCGGCGTGGGTGGCGGCGTCGTCGACCGCTGCCGGCAGCTCGGTCTCGAAGTAATTGAGATCAACTTCGGCAGCAAGGCGACTGACGTTCAATACGCAAACATGCGCGCGCAGTGTTGGGGCAATATGCGCGACGCGATCAAGGACGGCATCCGATTGCCCGACAACGACGATCTGATCAGCGACCTGACTGGGCTTGAGTACGGGTTTAATATGCGCAATCAGGTGCAGCTTGAAAAAAAGGAGGACGCAAAGAAGCGCGGCATTGCGTCGCCCGACCTTGCCGACGCCCTGGCGTTGACGTATGCGGCGCCGGTGTACCCCAGCCGCGCCGGCTACGCCAATGCGCCAGCGCAATCTACAAGCGATTATGAACCCTTCTAGACTTTTACATATTAATAGTGTAGAAATACCGCATGGACGGAATTGTTGTTTTTCAGTATGCAAATTCACACCCGCTCGCGTGGCTCCTGCATCACAGGCATCGGCACGTCTGGTGCGCCATCAAAGATGAAGAGCGCGGCATATGGATTAGCTATGATTGGAGGCAGGGCATCCCAATGATGCGGGCAGAGGCAGCGTCTGATTTTGATCTGGCCGCGCATTATCGTAAGCAAGGATACGACGTTGTAGGCGTTAAGGTTTCTGACAGGGCCAACCTGTTTCCAATCATTCTAAACAATTGTGTTGGCCACGTTAAGCTGATCATGGGGATCAAATCGTGGGCGGTCACGCCGCATCAATTGTATCAATATTGTACAATAAAAAGGTGTAGTATGCTTCAGAAAATCAAATTATGTCTGACCGCCCCTGGTTTCGGCGGCGGCAGCACCCCGGCCCCCCCTCCGCCACCGCCGCCTCCGCCCGAGCCGCCGAAAAAGACTGACGAGGCAGTCAAACAGGCGCGGGCCGACGAACAGCGCCGCGCGCGTCAGCGTGCCGGTGTCGCCGGTACGGTGAAGACGCCTTTGGGCGGCGTCGGCGAGGCGACGACGACCAAGACGCTGTTGGGACAGTAAGATGCCAAAAATGGGCAGCAAGCCGCTTGGCGGCACGTTGATCGAGGGCGGCCAGGAACCGATCCAGTACCCGAGCATCCGGCTGATGGACACTGAGGTCGACGCCATTCCGTCTGACGCTAAGATCGGCGACGAGCGCATGATCACCGGAAAAGTGCGCGTCAGCGAAATGGGCAACGGAGCCGACGGCAGCCGGACGGCGCGGCTTGAGGTGCTTGAGCTGTATCTGGAGGAGAAGTCCAAGCCGACTGCCGCTGAGAAAATGTACCCGACGATGTCGGAGGAATAATCCATGGCCCTGCTTGCTACACCGGAAAATCTGCAAAGCCTGAATAACCTGAAGGGCAAGCGCGGGCCTATTATACGTCGTTACAAAAAACTGGAAAACGATAGAAGCTCTTGGCGCTCCCACTACATGGAGCTGAGCGATTACCTTGCGCCGCGTCGCGGCAGGTTTTTGATTGAAGACACACAGAACACGCGCGGACGGAAGCGCAACACCAAGATCATTGACAGCACCGGCACTCAGGCTTTGCGCACGATGGCTGCCGGCATGATGTCTGGCATGACCAGCCCTGCTCGACCGTGGCACCGTCGAAAAGTTGCTAATGACGACCTGATGGATCGCAACGACGTTCGTGTGTGGCTGGCCAACGTTGAGCGTATTGAGCGCGCGATTTTGAACAACTCGAATTTTTATAATTCGATGTCGACCGTTTACACAGAACTTGGCGCATTCGGCACCGCGCCGTTATACCGCCAACAAAGCTACGACACTGTTGTCCGGTTCCGACCGTTCACCGCTGGCGAGTATGTGATTGCGGAAGACCAGTACGGGAATATCGACACCCTCGGCCGTTACTTCACCATGACGGTGGCGCAGGTGGTCGAAAAATTTGGCGTCATCCCCGGCACACGGGACATCGACTGGAGCGGCATCAGCTCAACGACGCACAAACTGTGGGACAGCAAACAATACGACGAGCTTGTGCAGATCATTCACATGATCGAGCCGCGCCGCGCAGACGAGCGCGACTACGGGAAGCGCGACCAAATGAACATGCCGTTCAAGTCGTGCTACATGGAATACGGCGGCGACGGTGACAAGTTGCTGTTTGAGGGCGGGTATCGCAGGTTCCCGGCTTACGTCCCGCGATGGGACGTTCTGCACGGTGAGGTCTACGGCCGCAGCCCTGGCATGGACGCTCTTGGTGACATTAAGCAATTGCAGCACCAGCAGAAGCGCAAGGCGCAGGCGATTGACAAAATGGTCAATCCGCCAATGGTCGCGCCGGTAAGCCTTAGAGGCAAGCCCACGTCGACGCTTCCTGGCGCGAACACCTACGTCGACCCGGTGCAAGGGTCTCAGGGGTTCCAACCTGCTTACCTTGTTCAGCCGCGCATCAATGAAATGATGATGGATATTCAGGAAGTCCAGGGGCGTATCCAGCGCGGTTTTTATGCTGACCTCTTTGCCATGATGATCAACTCAGACCGTCGTCAGATGACGGCGACCGAGGTTGTCGAGCGGCACGAGGAAAAGCTAGTGCTGCTTGGGCCTGTGCTACAGCGGCTCAACGTCGAGTTGCTTAACCCTCTACTCGACGATGTCTTTGACTTTGCGTTAGAGGCGGATCTCCTCCCTGAGCCTCCGGAAGTCTTGCAAGGCAGTGAGCTGCAAGTGGAGTATGTCTCGCTCCTAGCACAGGCCCAGCAGGCTGTTGCCGCCAGCGGCATCGAGCGTGCCATGGGCTTCGCCGGCAATCTTGTCGCCGTGTTCCCGGACATCGTCGATAACATCAACGCGGATGAGGCCTACCGCCAATACGCGGATACGCTTGGCGTGTCACCGGACATCACGAGAGATAGCGAGCAGGTTGCGGCGATGCGCCAAGCGCGTCAGGAGCAGCAGGCTCAGATGCAAACTATGGAACAGGCAAGTCAGCTCGCGCAAGGGGCCAAAGTTCTAAGCGAAACTGACACACAGAACCCGAATGCGCTGACTGACTTGCTTGGTAGTGGGGCGACGGTTCAGTGAAATATATTGTAACAAACAACGAAGACGAGCAGCAGATCAAGCGCGCGGAAGACAGCGAAAAGGCACTTCAGCGCGGCCTTGAAGCCATTATGAATAACGAGCTGTCTCGCCGCTGGCTGTACGATAGGTTGCAGACGTTCGCCCATATGGACGCCAGCAGCCACGTCCCGGGTTGCTCTGACAGCACTGCCTTTAATGAAGGCGCTCGATCTGTTGGTCAGGCCATTATTATTGAGATACGGGACACATACCCAAACCAATATATGAAGATGTTGGAGGACAGTCTGTTCGATGACTAATCCAACACACTCATACCCGCCTGTTGCTGAACCGGGACCGTTTAACATCAATCGGTACGCCCGGATCGGGCTGCACGAACGGCGCGACGGGACGTTTGTTAACGCTGCCCCTGCGTCTCCTCTCCCGGTGTCTGAGCAACTGTCCAACGCGGCTATTTCCTCCGGAGACGTGGCTGGCACACGATACATTTACAAGTTTGGATTTAACCCAGACATCAACGGTGCCGAGGAGACGGTGTGCGAAAACGGCGGTATCTATGTGTACCCCACCACTGCCGCTCGAATGTACGTCAACAGCACATCCGTCAACGACACGGCCGGGGGCACGGGCGTTCGGTCTATACGCATATTCGGCTTGGACGCGAACTACAACGAGGTCTCCGAAGATTTTGCGATGACGGGTCAAGTGCAGACCCT